GCGTGTGGTGGAGCCGCTCGGCTATCTCATCAACGTGACGGAGTGGTGGGAAACCAGTGACCCGCCGGGCACCTTCCGGCTTGATATTGGTGTACTGGAAAGTGGCATCACAGAGGCAATGTATCAGGAAATGGAACGGCTGATTGCTGATGCCAAACCTGCAAGCCGCCACCTTATTGGCCTGAACATTACCCGGGACATTCCCGGCTACCTGTTCGCCGGTGGTGTGGCTTATGACGGCGATGTAATTACGGTTTACCCCGGATAAGTGAGGAATAATGAGCACAAAATTCAGAACCGTTATCACCACTGCCGGTGCAGCAAAGCTGGCAGCGGCAACCGCGCCGGGAGGGCGGAAGGTCAACATTACCACGATGGCCGTCGGGGATGGCGGTGGTAAATTGCCTGTCCCGGATGCCGGACAGACCGGACTTATCCATGAAGTCTGGCGACATGCGCTGAACAAAATCAGCCAGGATAAACGAAACAGTAATTATATTATCGCAGAGCTGGTTATTCCGCCGGAGGTGGGCGGTTTCTGGATGCGTGAGCTTGGCCTGTACGATGATGCGGGAACGTTAATTGCCGTGGCGAACATGGCCGAAAGTTATAAGCCAGCTCTTGCCGAAGGCTCAGGACGTTCGCAGACCTGCCGTATGGTCATCATCGTCAGCAGTGTGGCCTCAGTGGCGCTGACCATTGACACCACAACGGTGATGGCAACGCAGGATTATGTTGATGACAAAATTGCAGAGCACGAACAGTCACGACGTCACCCGGACGCCTCGCTGACCGCAAAAGGTTTTACTCAGTTAAGCAGCGCGACCAACAGCACGTCTGAAACACTGGCCGCAACGCCGAAAGCGGTAAAGGCCGCCTATGACCTTGCTAACGGGAAATACACTGCGCAGGATGCCACCACAGCGCGAAAAGGCCTTGTCCAGCTCAGTAGCGCCACCAACAGCACGTCTGAAACGCTCGCCGCAACACCAAAAGCGGTAAAGGCAGCATATGACCTTGCTAACGGGAAATACACTGCACAGGACGCCACCACAGCGCGAAAAGGTCTTGTCCAGCTCAGTAGCGCCACCAACAGCGATTCTGAAACGCTTGCGGCAACGCCAAAGGCGGTTAAGACAGCGTATGACCTTGCTAACGGGAAATACACTGCACAGGACGCCACCACGGCGCGGAAAGGTCTTGTTCAGCTCAATAGTGCCATCAACAGCGATTCTGAAACGCTGGCCGCAACACCAAAAGCAGTGAAGTCTGCCTATGACAATGCTGAAAAACGTCTTCAGAAAGATCAGAACGGTGCGGATATTCCGGGAAAGGATACCTTCACGAAAAATATCGGTGCCTGTCGTGCTTATAGCGGCGCTTTGAGCACTGAAGCCGGAAACTGGACAACCGCTCAGTTTATTGAATGGCTGGATTCCCGTGGTGCATTTAATCATCCGTACTGGATGTGCAAATGTTCATGGTCATACGGCAATAATAAAATTATTACCGATACTGGCTGTGGAACTATTCATCTTGCAGGTTGCGTTATTGAGGTTATGGGTAATAAAGGTGCCATGACCATCCGTGTAACAACACCAAGCACTTCTACCGGAGGCGGCACCACTAACGCTCAATTCACTTATATTAATCATGGTGATGCTTATGCCCCCGGCTGGCGACGAGACTACAACACGAAAAACCAGCAGCCTGCATTTGCTTTAGGGCAAACAGGAAGCAGGGTTGCAAATGATAAAGCTGTTGGCTGGAACTGGAATAGCGGTGTTTATGATGCAGATATCAGCGGTGCATCGACATTAATCCTCCACTTCAATATGAATGCGGGGAGTTGCCCTGCCGTACAGTTCCGTGTGAATTATAAGAACGGCGGTATTTTTTATCGTTCAGCACGTGATGGTTATGGATTTGAGGCTGACTGGTCAGAGTTTTACACCACAACCCGCAAACCCTCTGCGGGAGATGTTGGTGCATATACCAAAGCTGAATCGGATTCTCGCTATGTACGAGATATTCGCCTGGGCACACGTGTTGTTCAGACTATGCAAAAAGGTGTGATGTATGAAAAATCAGGCCATGTAATTACAGGGCTTGGTATTGTCGGTGAAGTCGATGGTGATGACCCCGCAGTATTCAGACCAATACAAAAATACATCAATGGCACATGGTATAACGTCGCACAGGTGTAATTTATGCAGCATTTAAAAAATATTACTGCGGGTAATCCCAAAACTGTTGCTCAATATCAACTGACAAAAAATTTTGATGTTATCTGGTTATGGTCTGAAGACGGAAAAAACTGGTATGAGGAAGTAAGTAATTTTCAGGAAGACACGATAAAGATTGTTTACGACGAGAATAATATAATTGTCGGCATCACCAGAGATGCTTCAACGCTTAACCCTGAAGGTTTTAGCGTTGTCGAGGTTCCTGATATTACCGCCAACCGACGTGCTGATGACTCAGGTAAATGGATGTTTAAGGATGGTGCCGTGATTAAGCGGATTTATACGGCAGACGAACAGCATCAACTGGCAGAATCACAAAAGGCAACTTTACTTTCCGAAGCTGAATCCGTGATTTTGCTGCTGGAGCGCGCTGTCAGGCTAAATATGGCAACAGAGGAGGAACGCAGCCGACTGGAAGCATGGGAACGCTACAGTGTTCTGGTCAGTCGTGTGGATCCTGCAAATCCTGAATGGCCGGAAATGCCGCAATAAGTTGTATAAGCTCTAGTGTGAGATTACATATCTATGGCACAGAGTCAAACCTAATCCAGCTGTTCGCTCTGTGCCGGATGTGGACCATTCTCTTTTAGAGATGTTTAGGTGCGTGGGTTACGTTAGAACCATCATTCTTAGTTTTAGTACCTTAATGTGTTCGAGTGACGGATTAGTTTTAGAAATGGATATCGAACACGTCCTATGATATTAAAAGACGATGGAGTTATTTTTTTAACAGAATGAACCAGCTAGGGTTACTACAGTAACCCTAGTTTATAAGAGTGGATGAGCGAGCTCTAAAATATATCAATCAGTTTGAACTCTGGCTAATACCAAATTTACTGCAAAAAATCGCGTAAATTTATTGTGGGAAATATTTCTTCCAGCATTTTGATTGCTATTACTTGGCCCGGAGTGGTAAGTGTTAGTTGATGTAAGTCTTTTTGGTCATAGAAGTTTAAGGCCTGATGCATTCTCGGATATTTTGATTCTGCGTTAATTACTTGTAAGCAAGAGTATTTTTTCTTCATGCCTTCAAAGGTATTGCTTCCTATAACATTGACGTAAATGCCCACCCCAATAGAAGCCATCGTCTTGAGTTTTGAATGTGATATAGTACCACCTCGCGATAAAAAACGGTCATAGATTAAGCCATAAACATTATCAATTTCAGTAGGGTTACTCCATTCCAGTTCTTGAATAAAATACAATGCTGGCAAGATTACTAGCATATCACTGGTTAGTTTGGGCACCATCTCCACTGCCGCTTCAATGCAATTATCAATATAGTTAGTATTATCTTTTTCGATTCTGGCTTCCAGTAAGTCGGCCAGTAAATCGATATCTATTTTGGAACCCTTTCTAGCAACGCCTTGAACTGCGCTATTAAAAGTACTTTGTACATCAGGCTGAGCAAGTTTTTCCACGTTGATTTGATTAATCTTTGAATCAATTTTTTCGAATGTCGCTTTGACTAAGGTGTCAACATTTCTCTTTGCTGTTGAGGCTGCAATGGCTTCGAGTTTTGGGAAGTTCTCTTTTAGCAATAAATCGAATAATCTTTCGCAGTCGGCAAAGCTGATTCCTTGATTTAAACTTCCCGCAACCTGTATTATAGTTGAGTTCTCATTTGCTTGAGCTTTTTGATTCATTGTTATTTTCTCCTTGGAAATTACCACCAACCTGAATAACTATGCCTCCGTTGGTTTTTGCTTTTTGGTTGATTGATTTTTTTTTAAGAGCTTTGCTTCCTCCCCAAATTAATGACAAAATCGCCAGAAACACTCCAAGATATGTGGCCCAATCAGTACCTATATAGTTATTTAACCATTCAAGCATTCATATGTTCCTTTTGGGGTTTATTTAGAGAAGTCAATGTATTATTCGTGTTTGTTGCTGAATATAGCAAAATTACTAATTGTTTGAAAGTGTTTAACGTGTTGATTTTATATCAAAATTTTCATTGCGCAAGCTCTGATTTTCCAACTGCCAGATAAAGCCCCCTGAGGTGGAGCTCTATAGATAAACTTCAGTTTATGTGTCTTTTAAGTTACCTCTACCTTTCACTGGCGAGGTTTGCTTTTGGCTCACAGCAGGCAATCAGATTTGATAGTGTTTTGACTATGTAGGATGTATGTTGAATTCTAGTGAATGCAAATGACGACAGGTCGACTGATTGCCCACCTTTTCTTTATCTGTTGTTTCATCCACTGACCAGCCAGGTCAAATAGCGTCTCATGCTCTGCACAACAGAAAATAGTTGCACCCATTAACCACGGAGTTAAACGGATGAGTGACTATCATCACGGCGTGCAGGTGCTGGAGATTAACGACGGCACCCGCGTCATTTCCACAGTATCCACTGCCATTGTCGGTATGGTCTGCACGGCCAGCGATGCGGATGCGGAAACCTTCCCCCTCAATAAACCGGTGCTGATTACCAATGTGCAGAGCGCAATTGCAAAGGCCGGTAAAAAAGGCACGCTGGCGGCATCGTTGCAGGCCATCGCTGACCAGTCAAAACCGGTCACCGTTGTTGTGCGTGTGGAAGACGGCACCGGCGACGACGAGGAAACGAAACTCGCGCAGACCGTTTCCAATATCATCGGCACCACCGACGAAAACGGTCAGTACACCGGACTGAAAGCCCTGCTGGCGGCGGAGTCGGTAACCGGTGTTAAACCGCGTATTCTCGGCGTGCCGGGA